ATCAAGTGTCATTTTATCGACCTTTCGTTGTTGGTTATAATGGTATTATACACGAGCACCCCGACATTATCAACACGACACGCCGTATTTCAAGAAATCTTTTTATGTGATAAATCTCACAAAATTCCAGGGGCTCTATAACGTATCCGTAACGACACGCCCGACCCCGTGCCTTTGCGGGCCAGCTTGACATTGTCAAGCCGACACGCCGTAGCGTTAGCGTAATTTATTGTGAATTAGATCACGAATTACTAGGCGTAGCATAATTAGGGCGGGGATACCGATACCTAATTGGACTAGCGTAGTTAGTATGCGATTAGTAGTCATTTACGATTACTCCATTTCTTATAAGCCTTATACGCTACTACCGCTAGAGCGGTAAGAATAATAGTGTGCCAAGGTAGATAGATAGCCCCTAAGAAACTATCTAACTCTAATCCGTAGTCGTTTAGTTCTAGTAGTATTCCGCTTATTGTCATTATTAGTTATCCCAACTTAGTGCGAATACTTTTGCTAATTCTTCATCATCAACATCATCAAAGTCATCAACGGGAGGTTGTTCCTCATCTACCTCATCAAGGTAAGCGTATGCGTCCGATATATCGGATTGTATTGACTCATATTTATTTATTGAGTTAGTATTGTAAGAGTATGCGTATGTCATTAGTTTTGTTCTACCTTTCTCATATGTGCTACAACATTTTTAGAAACCTTTTGTAGTTCTGTTAGTGTCTTATTCATTTCATCTGCGCTAGTAGCGGTGAAGAAACCGAGGAATTGTGCCCCGTCCCATAGTGAGTATGTTATTGTCATTTTATTTTCTATCCTTTTCGTTAGTTGGTTATTTTGTTGAGAGCGATTATTTGCTAGGCTCACCTTTCGGATTATTTGCTAGGCTCACGCTCTAATTCTTTATTTATTTGTATGTCGTAAGACTATCACGACCTACTGACATCTAGACCCATTTGGGGCTAGTGTCGTGTGTGATTTATACCACACAAGGCTCAATGGTAAAGTCCTCGTCATTTCCGACATAGACCTCGCCCTTGCCGTGGCAATTTGAGCAATAGGTAGGGAGAGAGAATAAGTGTTTTAGCAACGCCTTTCGCTCATAGGTAGTCAATTCGGGGTGGTTAGACTTCACGCCCCCGTGTTGGTATTCATAGACAATTTTGTCTAGTGTATTTTGAGTGAGCATTTATTTGCTCCTTTCGTTTGTTCTTATAGTAATAACTCTACACTAGGGGACTGACATTTATGCCCGTTTCTCGGGCGTGTCGGTAAAAAACTTTTGTGAGTCGCATCACACTCACGCTCAGCCCGATAAGCCTATGGGCGCACTATCGGACAAAACGGACATTGCTAAAGGTGTGTATCATACAAATTAAAATAATATTAACATTTTCTCAAATTTCAAAAAGGGGGGCGGGAAAAAATATTTCCTGGATCCATTGACTTACGAAAATACGCAATGCTATACTGTAAACCTTGGACAGTTTTCGGAGATAATATCAAGGGGTTAAACTCCAAGTGCGATGATGACGGAAGTTGTATTCTACAATATCTTTCAGATAATAGCTAGGCCTACTATAGGTTCAACCGATGAATGGCGGATTTATACTCCGACTATTTCGGGGTTCTTTTTTTGTTAAATACAAAAAGGGGTATAGGGGTTGTATGCTTAAATTCTGGAAGTTATCATTAAAAAGATAAAAGCTAATATAGAATCTATAGCTCTAAAAAAATATTTTACTAACATTTAGTAGAATGTATAAACTAGTCGACTAGGATAAACAATGACATTAAACGTATACAAATACGACTTAGCACTAACAGTAGTAGTTATGGCATCTTCAGAAGATGAAGCTTTAACGAAGTTAGAACAAGGACAAGCTCAGCAAATCTCAATGGAGCAAACTCTCGTAAGCACAACTGAGATTGTTTAATAAGTAATCTGTAATATAATAGGGGTATGTCTCCAGAGAAGATATCGATCAAGAAACAAAAAGAAACTCTGGCACGTTATTTAAAAGATATTAAAGAAAAGAATCCTTGTATGGATTGTAAGGTTTGGTATCCCTATTATATGATGGACTTTGATCATGTCCGTGGAACTAAGCATTCAAATGTGGCGGAACTAATCAATACGTTATCCAAGAAACGCTTGGATGAAGAAATAGCCAAGTGTGAGATAGTATGTTCAAATTGCCACAGAGCTAGAACATATATAAGAAAAAACGGGAAGAAGACAAAATGAACTATTGTACATATTGCGAAAAGATCCCTTATACATCTAAGTTAACTCTAGAAGGTAAGATGATCTATTACTGTTCAGATCATGCATTAAATATTACAGTTGACTAGGATTATGGTATAATAATATTATGCACGATCACGAGAATATAGTATTAGCCACAGGTTCAGGAATAACTGAAATGCAAGTCATGTGGATACTTATGGGTTTAATGGCTATTCATCACGTATGGATGTGGCGTAAAATGAAACAAAAGAAATGTACTTGTAAAAGACGATGAAGAAAATCTATGCTTTAATTGCGTTAACTGCGACAGCAGTCTTCTCAGGTCTTGCTATGTCTAAATTTTTAAATTGGGCGGGAAAGCAAGAAGATATCTTTGATTTTGACCTAAATGAAGATATAGACAATGAACAGTTCTAAATCATTCCTTTGGTCATTATTAATCATCCTTGGTGCATATTACTCATTGGTGATTATAGCTAAATGAATACAATATTAAATACAATCTATCTTGGTGTATATCATTTAATTCTTCCAGTAATGTCTCTGGTTATATTATCCTCTATTGTTGTATATATAAAAAGTTTCAAATCTTAGTTCTCCCGCCCTTTTCTGGGGTCTTAGTATCGGAGATACCAAATATGACCCGTTAGGGCTTGAGAACCCTCATAGAGGGCTTATAAAGCATATTCTAAAAATGATCACAGATGGGAATATGGCTCTTCTTTCGACGGCGCACTTTTTTCGCACTTTTTGCACTATATGTCCATATTGCCCATATTATATATATCTTTCATATAAAAGAAAAAATCCCATTCAGAGGCGGATCCGAATGGGACTTTCTAGTGTATTACTACACATTATATAGGGAGACATTGCTGCCATCACCTACACATCTTAATTGTAATATGGATTATTTTCTATGTCAAGCATTCTAGTCGACTTATTCTTCAGGTGCTGTAAATGAAGGAGTAGGTCCAAGTAGATATCCTTGTTCATGATACTCAATCATCTTTGCTGTTTTATCAGGATCAGCTTTATTTGCCAGGATAGTCATCATGTCATAAATTCGGTGAAGCATTATATAATTCACCATAGGTAGGTTATCTTCTATATTTTGAGGTTGTTCTTTTTCTTCAGTCATCTTGTCTCCCAAGGTCTTCCCAAAACTTCTCACGCCCCATAGCGTCAGTTTCTAATAATGCAGTTGACTCAAATTCATATGTTGAGAATGTCTGTTCTATTTTCGGCGCACTTTCCTGCCGTTCATTATTCATTAATTACTCTATCTACTAAGTTTACAAGATTCTTATAGTCGACAATTCCAATTGTATTCTTGTATGAGCAAGTTAGGCAATATAAAAATATTTTCTCTTCAATATCCTGATTAGGATAAAGAGAGCCCTGATCCATGGGGCATAAAAGCTCTGGAACAAGGCCCTCTTTTGATAAAGAGAGATACTTCGATACATACTGTATCTTCATTTATCCTACTTCTCTTTAGTTGTCGGGAATCGCAATAGCCATTCCTGCGCTTTTGGGGTCATACCCTTCCAGCTGGACCAATCTTGACCGCCATTGGTCATATAGTACGTTATCTCTGCGTTTGTTACTGGGTCGAATAACTCTTTGTTACTCTTTAGGTTGAATTTCTCCAGTCTTTCTGGACCGAGATTTCCAATCATGTTTATCTGGAACATTCCATAAGAATCGTCTCCAGTATTCCTATCCCCGTTATATGCAAGCGGTCTTCCGTTAGATTCACGCTTTGCTATGGACCAAGCTTTCTTAAGGCCTACTCCTTCGAATCCTACAGTCTTAAGTAGTAATACTAGCTCTTCGTCTGTAAGCATCTCAGATGGCTTGTAAATTTCTTTACTGAACTTATCTAAGACTTCTTGCTTTAGTTGGGCTTCAGTTTTCACTAAAGGTTTTACTTCTAGTGCATTCACTGGCTGTACAGGAAACATAAATAATGTTATCATTACTATTGTAACCATGTTGTGAGCCAGATCACTCACCTGTTGTTTTATTTTCTCCATTGGCATTTCCTCCTCTAGAGATAACGAACTCTAAGCATAACATTAATTGCATAATCCTGTCAAGCCAGTCAACTAGAATAAATGTCAAGTATAAATGTAAGGTTTAGTAATAATATATTAGATTTGAGCATAAAAAATATATTTTTGCTTCCCATATGAATAGTTGTTTGGTAGAATAGGATCTTCACACTAAATTTACATTAACCGCCAGGCGGAGAAAAAAGGTACTATAAAATGTCTAAGACTATTGCAAACCCATACGAAAATTTCATTGCGTTATCAAGATATGCAAGATGGATATCAGAAGATAATCGTCGTGAGACTTGGGGTGAAACAGTAGATAGATATTTTAACTTCATGCTTGGCCACTTAGAAAAGAATTATAATTATATTCCAAATGAGAAGCTTGTTGCGGAATTAAAAGAGTTTGTCTTTGAACGAAATGTAATGCCATCAATGCGTTCTGTTATGACTTCAGGAGTAGCATTGGAAAGAGACAATGTAGCAGGATATAACTGTGCTTTCCTACCAGTTGATTCACCACGTTCATTTGATGAAACAATGTATATCCTTATGTGCGGTACAGGTGTAGGATTCTCTGTTGAGTATAAGTATATTAATAAACTTCCTGCCGTCCCAGAGTCATTGGAAAAGTCAACTACAGTAATTACAGTGGAGGACTCAAAGCAAGGTTGGGCTAAGGCGTACCGTGAGTTGCTAGCGCTACTTTGGTCTGGACAGATTCCAGCAATTGATGTTTCTAAGGTAAGACCAGCAGGAGCAAGACTTAAGACAATGGGCGGAAGATCATCGGGTCCACAACCACTTATTAATCTATTTGATTTTACAATTGCAAAGTTCAAGAGTGCCACAGGAAGAAACCTTAAGCCAATTGAATGTCACGATATTATGTGCAAGATCGGTGAAGTAGTTGTTGTAGGCGGAGTTCGTCGATCAGCAATGATTTCACTTTCTAACATTAACGATATTGAGATGGCACAGGCTAAATCAGGTAACTGGTGGGAAGCCAATACACAACGTGCTTTGTCTAATAACTCTGTTGCGTACTCACGCAAGCCAGACATGGAGCAATTTATTGCAGAATGGAAATCTCTATATGATTCAAAGTCAGGAGAACGAGGTATATACAATGTGGCCGCAGCTCAAGCCCAAGCAGCCAAGTATGGAAGAAGAGATCCAGATATACACTATGGAACTAACCCGTGCTCAGAGATTA